CGTTCAGGCCTATGACCGTGGACCTTCTTGAACACTTTCTCATAGCCCTTGATGATGTGGCTAAGTCCCGGAATTCTCTCCAGCGATTTTTCAAGTTTGACGGAATTGTCCGTTCGCCATTTTGCGGCCTTGTCGGGATCGTCAGGCACCTGCTTCAGCGCCCACCACATCATCCCAGCAGCACCGATGGCGTTCCATTTCATATTCGAAAGGTTCCGGTTCATCGCTGCGGTCCGGGATGCGACCGACGCGGCCAACCCGTTAATCGAAGCCGTGCCACCCTTGCGAAAACCGGCGAACGCACCCAAGGCCGGTCCAAAGTTCGGCAGCAGACGCATGGCCCCCAGCTTGCTGAACGCACGGGTCAGCCAGCCGACGCCCTGCAAGGCAAACCCGAAGGCCCGCCAGGTGCGCAGCACCGATCCGGTCAACAGGACCAGTGGCCAGCGCAGCGCCAGACTGGCAGCTTTCAGCCCGATCAGGCTGACGGCGACCCAGCCCAGAGTCTTGGCAAGTTCCGGGTTCGCCTCGATCCATTCCATCGCCTGCATGATGAGCGGCGCAACGGTGGCCATCATCTCGTTCAGCATCGGCAAAAGCTGCGTCCCGACCACCACCGAAAGAGCCTTGATATGGTTAAGAAAGATCGTTCGGTTGGCTTCTGTCGTTGCTGCTTGGCGTTGATATTCTTCGTTCATTTTGCCCAATATTTCGACATCATCTTCAACCTTGCCAAGGGCTTCTTCCAATAGTTTTCTATTCGCAACGAGGGGTCCAATCGCTTCCCATGCTTCCTTCCCAAAGAGTGCTTTAGCCACTGACTGACGCCGATGGTCTTCGACACCCTCAAGAGCCTTGATTACCTCAAGAATTGTCCCCGAAGCGTCTTTTTGCATGCTGACAGCAACTTGTTCTGGGTCCATCCCCAATTCAGAATAGGCATTACGCACCTTTTTCGTCGCATTCTCTCCATCTGTGAGAGCGCCAAGAAAGTTCTTCATGCCAGTCGCCGCAACTTCTGGTGCGGCACCACCAGACAGAATAGTCGCCGCCAACGCAGCGCCTTCTTTTTCACCCAGCCCCGAGCGAATAGCCTCAACGCCTTGGCGCTGCATTACCTCGACAATATCCGCCTCATTTGTGATCATCGTGTTGCCCAGCACGTTGATCGCATCCCCAAGAAGCATGGCCTCGTCGTGAGTTAGGTGAAAATTTTGTCTCCAGCGAGCAAGAGCCTTGCCCGCCTGCTCTGCCGAAAGATCAAAGGCCACAGCCATCTTGCCTGCATCTGTGGCGAACTGGAGCAACTGCCTACGTTTTTCGTCATCGGGCAGGTTTTCATTTACTACCCCCATTTGACCAGCAGCCGCTACAATTTCGGAGATGCCGTCTGCAGTCATTGAAAGACCACCCGTTGTCACCAAATCCCGGATGTCTTTTTGCAATAACTTTAAGCCATCGACTCCCTTGAACTCGACAAATTTCGAGATCGCCGCCATGCGTTTTTCAGCCTGAATGGCGGGTTCGGTCAGCCCGTATAATGCCGCCCCCATAGCCATCAGCTCGGCGGTCTGCCCCATCAGGGACGAGCGCACCGCCTTGTTCTTTTCGATCTGCTTATCGGCCCATGCCACCTGCTTGCCCCCGAACTCCTGCGCGCCGCCGCCGATCTTTTGGACCCGGCGCATGGCTTCACGCGCGGGGCCGGTGGCCTTGTCGACCAGCCGCAGGATCAGGGATAGGTTCAGATCACTCATCGGGTTGCTCTCCGGGCGCGCGGGCGCGCGCTTTGCTCCACCAGTATGCGAGGTCGGTCAGGTCCAGCTCTGCCAGATCACAGAGCGGCCAATGAAGGACTGCGGCGATGTCAGCCATCGCATCGCCGCAGTCGGCAGGCAGTTCTAAAGAATGCCCGCTGCTTCCGCCTGCGCGGTGGTCATAAAAAAACCGACCACCTCCTCGCTGAAGGCCATCAGGTCAGCCGGGTCCAGTTCGGCCACCTCTGCCGCACTCAAGCTGGGCATTGTGATGCGCGGCAACAGGGTGGATATCGCTGCAACTTCCATCCGCAGCAGATCGGTGATCGCCAGCCCACGCATCGCGCCCGCGCGGGGCTTGGTCAGGGTGACCTTGGTCACGGTTTCCTCGCCCCGTTTGATCGGCTCTTGAAGTGTCACTTCATGCATCGTTCAACCCTCCCTTAAAGGCCCATTGCCGAACGCATCGACGCCAGCTGGTCCTCGCCGCCGATGACGCGGATGCCGTTTTCGATGTCGATCTTGAACAGCTCCTCGCCGTTCATCTCGGCGCGAAAGAAATCGACCTCCAGCGTGGCTTTCAGCTTGGCGGCGTCACCGGGTTTCAGGGCATCGAATTCATTCGTCGTGACGCGCCCGCCGCAGGTGAACACCCAACTATCGGCAAGGAAATCATCTTCGCCCATCGATGCGGGGCGCAGCACGAAACGCTCGCGCTTGCCCAGCTTCTTGATCACAGCCGGGTCCCATTCATCAAAGGTCAGCGTGGCCTGCAGGCCTTCCATGCCCATGTCGATGGCCAGTTCGCCATCCATGCCCGCCCCGCGATGCGCGGCGGTCTTGATTTTAAGGTCGGGCAGCTTGCCCTCGGATACCTTGCCGAAATAGCTGATGCCGTCGACAAAGGCGTTGAAGTTGCGGATCGTGCGGGGATAGCTCATCGCATGCCCTCCTTAGTTGACCGCTGCGATATCGGCGACCAGCTCTTCGTAATACTGGCCGTTGCGATGCGCGCGGAAGGTGAGGTGTTCCAGAGCCGCAGGCGGCTCGATGTCGAAATCAAGGAACAATTGCCCGGATTTCAGGGTGGCTTCGGTGTTCAATTCGGGGTCCAGCCAGACGGTACCGCCAAGGATCGCGCCTTGTGCTTTCAGCCGGTCCAGATAGGTCTGCACCCCGTCGCGCAGGTCCAGCAGCAACTGGCCCGAGAACGGGCGATCCATTGCCCAAAGGTGACCCGCCTCGATGCTTTCATAGATCATATCCGCCGTGCGACGCACCGACAGAAAGGCCCAGTTGGCATCGGCAGTGGTCGAACGGTTGCCCCACAGGCGGAACCCGTCCTGACGCACGATAGTGGCAACCTTGCCCTCATTCAGACGGTTGGCTTCGGTGTCAGGATCGGACAGGCCGAACCCGATCGGGCGCGCGGTGCCGGTAATACCGGACACCAGCTGGTTCGACGGCGACCACCAGAACCCCTTGTCATTGTCAGTGCGGCTGATCACCCCTGCCACATAACCCGATGCGGGGCGGGTCACATATTCGGCACTGTCCGTGTCAAACACCTGCACTGCCGGATCAACGATATAAAGCCGGTCAGAGCCGTGACTGCCCGCATCGGCCAAGGCCGCAGCCTCGTCCGTGTTCGGCCCGTCTGCGACCACGATCCCGCGCAGCCGGTCAGCAACCGACAACAGCGCCACGGTAACAGGCGAAGCCGCCGCATTCTGGATCGTGGTATGGCCCGGTGCGATCAGGATGCGTGGCACCTGTCCGGTCTGGTTTTCCGACAGAAGCAAGGCAAAGGCACCGGTTTGGCTTGCAGCGTCGCCGGTGACACTGGCGCGGGTTTCGCCTGCATCCGCACCCTCGTCCACCCGCACCACCACGGCCACGTTGACGCCCTGCGCATAGACTGCCCCATATGCATCTTTCAGCGTGCCGGTCGCGCCAAGCGACGCGGCCATGCGCGGGCCGGTCACCAGCACAGGTGTATCCAGCGGAAAGGTTGCGCCATCGGCATCCGGCGCGGTGCCGACAATGCCGATGATCGAACTTTTGACAGTGGAAATCGGGCGGATGCCGTCATCAATCTGGACGACTTCGATCCCATGGAGAAACTGTTCAGGCATTTTCGCCTCCTTCATTTGCAGTAAGCGCAGCGGTGACCGCTGCGGCGCGGGTTGCGACTTCGGCCAGAACGGCCTCTTCGGTTTTCAGGATCGCGGGCAATACAAGGCTGCCATCCTCGATCGCGGCCAGAAAGCTGGCAGTCAGGCTGGCGAAGGGCTGCGCGGCAGCGTTGACCTCTGCCACCGTGGTCGCCTCGGACAGGCCCTTGGCCAGACGGGCAAGGCCGACCAGCGTCAGTGCAGCGCCATCCGATGCGGTGCCAAGCAACGACAGGGTATCGCCAGCCGTCGCCTCGATCTGGGCGCGAATTTGACGGGTCTCGCCTTTCTTTTCTGTCGCGGCCTCAGCAGCTGCGATGACCTCTTCGGGATAGCCGAGCGCCTCGGCCTCTTCGCGATTGACCGCCAACGAGGTTCGCTCGTCATAGGTGATATCGAAACGCATCATGTCTCTCCTCAGTGGATCAGGATGTTGTTGGAGCCGGTGCCGCCATCGGTCAGGGTCGCGCCATTTTGCAAAGTGAGCGAATGGCGCGAGATGATGTAGGCACCGTTGTCAGCGGACTGGATGATGTTGAACGCACCGCCAAAGGTCATCGAGCGCGCGCGCACGAACCCGATCCCGCCCGATCCGGCGGTCAGAAGGCCGGTTTCGTTCAGGTGGCCGCCGTAGACAGACCCCGCATAGAAACGGGCATCGACTGTCG